GTTTTTGGCTGAATCAATGGGTGAAAGAATCGCACGCGCAACAAACGCGGCATTCACAACTGGTAGCGGATCAAGCCAACCACAAGGTATCATCACCGGTGCAACATTAGGTAACACCGCGGCATCTGCAACGGCTATCGCATCAAGTGACATCCTTGAATTGATTCATAGCATCGACCCATCGTACCGCAACAAACCAACATTCGGTTTGATGGCACACGATAACGTAATCGCGGCAATCCGTGCATTGGGTCTTGGTTCTGCAAACGACTTCCCGGTATTTATCCCATCGATGGAAGCGGGTCAGCCAGACAAATTGTTCGGGTACAATGTGTACTACAACAACGATATGGCATCAGCAATCACAACGGGTCAAAAGACATTGTTGGCGGCTGATTTCAGCAAATTCGTTGTTCGTTCTGCTGGTGGTGTTCAATTCGTACGTTTGAACGAACGTTACATGGATGAATTGGAAGTTGGTTTCGTTGCATACGCTCGCAAAGATTCTAAAGTCCTCGACACTCGCGCCGTGAAATACTTGGCTCAAGCCTAATCACGATGAAGGTTAGATTTTTGAAATCTATCGTTGGAAATGGATTCCACTACCGCAAACACGCGGTGGTGGAAATCCACTCCGATGAAATATTGACAGATTTTTTGAACGCGGGATTTTGCGAGGCCATTGCAGAACCACCCAAAACGCGTGCAAAAAAGGCAGTAAAGAAAACCACATCAAAACAAACCCGATAAATGGCATTTGATATTGTAACGCCAGCGGCGTCCGAACCAATCACATTGACCGAGGCGAAGAATTTTCTTCGCGTTGACCATAGTGATGACGACACATTGATTTCGGCCCTAATCACGGCCGCACGTCAAATGTGTGAAGAATACACGCGCCGCATTTTGGTGACAACGACAATTGATGAATACTTCGATAAATTCCCATCGAACCGTTGGGACAATTTGTCGAACCTCATTTATTTGTCACGCGGTCCCGTGGCGTCAATATCATCGGTAAAATATGTGGACGAAATCGGATCGGAAGTGACGGTTTCGACGGATGCATATGTCACGGATTTGATTTCCGAACCCGCACGTGTTCAATCCGTTTCCGGATGGTTCGCCGCGGCTGGTGTAGTCAACCAAGTGATTGTGCGTTATACGGTGGGATCGGATGTTTCAGCGATTCCGAAACCATTGATTCAAGGGATGATGTTGGTCATTTCGGATTTGTACGACCAACGCAATGACCGCGTTCGTGCATTGCCAACGGCATCCGAATATTTGTGGAACCCATACCGAATTTTCACGTTCTAATGATTGACCAAGCGGGACAATTAGACCGACGAATCACGATTCAGTCGTTCACCACTACAACCGATGCATTCGGGCAACGTGTCAAATCGTTTGGCACATTGGCGAACGTATGGTCCAAAGTGGTTGAAAAGGTCGGCAACGAAGCCGAAAACGGCGATATGATTTCCGCAACCAAACGTGTTGATTTCTACATTCGATATCGTTCCGACATCAATGAACAAATGCGGATCGTGTACAACAACGAAACATACAAAATTCACGCAATCCAATCGGCGGATGCCCGCAAGGCATTCCAAATGATCCGTTGCGAATATACCGACGCGCAATAATATGGGACGATTTTCAGTTGAAATGATTGGTGACAAACAATTGGTTCGTCAATTAAAGCGTTTGGATAGTCGTGTAAGCAAAACCGTTTTAAAAAAAACGGCACGAAAAGCGTTGAAACCAGCGGTAAGAATATACAAAGCCCAAATACAAGATTCCGACGAAGTATTCGCCGTGTATCGCGGCGGTCGTGTTTACGCTGAAATCATTCCGGGGCAATTAAAAAGATCCATTGGAATAAAATTCCCAAGGACTCAATCGGATCGATTGGTCGCATCAGTTGGTCCAAGAAAAACTGGTGCATATTCGCACCCCGAAAAGGGTGGTTGGTTCGCTGGATTCATTTCATTTGGTTGGTTGACGTTTCGAGACGGAACATCATACAATGGTCCCAATTTCAACTGGTCAATAAAAGCATTGGAAACGAGTAAACGATTTGTTTTGCCTTTGCTTGCAAGAACATTTGAACACAATTTAAATGTCGAAATCAAAAAACTTGGTTTCACACAAAAAATCGGATTGAAATGATTGGGAAGGTCATCAAATATAAATTTGACAACACATCGGCATTGAACGACGTGTTTGGTGGTCGTGTTTACCCCATCATCGGGGCGCAAGGTGGCGCAACGCCGTTTGCGGTATATGACACAACATCCATTCGAACCGAGGGTTCAAAAGATGCCGATTCACACATTGACATCGTAAACGTTTCAATCACATTGGTTGGCACGAATTACGGCACATTGCAAACGGCAGTTGACGACATACGTTCAACGTTCGTTCGCATGGAAGAAACAATTTTGGGCGTGAATGTTCAAACGTGTATGTTCGACACCGTTTCGGAGGTGTACAACGTAGACGAAACGACATTCGGTGTCGAAATTGATTTAAATTTTCGAATTATTAAAAACTAAAAAAAGGATAAAAAATGGCGTCAACATCCGTAATGAATTCAACCGACGTTGTAATTCAAGTTTCATCCGATGATGTAACATACGAAATCATCGGAAAAATGACATCCGCATCATTGGCGGTGTCAATGGCAACACGCGACACATCGACCAAAGATTCAGCCGGTTGGATGGAAGTGTTGGAAGGACAAAAATCATGGACATTGTCGGGCGAAGGCTTGGTTGTATATAGCAATAGCGGCAAGGCAACACCAGACGATTTGTTCACATTCGTTTCAAACCGTTCATTGGTTTACATCAAGTTCGGATCAACTACATCAACGGAAATCGCATATTCTGGCGCGGGGTATTTCACCGAGTTCAGCAACGATGCGGGATTCGAGGACAATGCAACGTTCTCGTTCAGTTTCCAAGGTACATCAACGCTCACACAAGCGGCGGTGGCATAACGATTTCGGGGCCGTCCATTGGGCGGTCCCTTTATTAAAACAACAACAACACAATGACAAAACAAATTTTAGTTAACGGAACGGAACACCCGGTGAAATACGGATTCAACGCATTGCGATTGTTTTCAAATGAAACGGGAATCGGGTTGGACGAATTGTCACAACTGGAAAACAAAATGTCAATCGATCACGCAATCGCATTGATATGGGCCGGGATGAAAGACGGTGCGCGCGTAGAAAAAATTGATTTCACAATGACGTTGGACGACGTTGCAGATTTGTTGGATGATGATCCGACAATCATCAACCAATGTGTCGCGTTTTTCGTGGAATCGTTCGTCAAGCCAAGCGTTGACGGAAAAAAGTAGATGCCCATCCCGAATCACAATCATTTGATTGGGACGATTTGGAATCCATCGGGTTGGGCGAAATGGGAATGACGGTTGACGAATTGTACGACATGACGCCACGTCAATTCCAAAATAAACGGAAAGGATTCCAACGGGTAATTGAACACAACGTTCAAACCATTTGGGAAACAACACGATGGAATGCGGCGATAACGATTGCGCCACATACGAAAAAACGATTGAAACCGCGCGATTTGATTGCGTTCCCTTGGGAAACAAAAAAACGCATTCATCACGCGGCCACATTTGAAGAAGTACAACAAGGGATAAACAAAGTTTTCGGCAATGGCGAAACCACAAATTGATTTAAAGTTCGGCGCAGACCTCAAGGATTTCCGATCCGGAATGCGCAACATCGATAGTTCGTTGCAAAAATTATCGGGTGGATTCGGAATGATGGGCGGTGTCATTGGGGCATCATTCGCCGTTGATGCGATTCGACAATTTGCAACCGAGGCCGTCAACTTGGCATCCGAAGCTGAAGGGGTCAAACGTGCGTTTGAACGCATCAATGATCCGCGATTGTTGGGTGAATTACGCAAGGCAACCAAAGGCACCATATCCGATTTGGAGTTGATGAAAATGGCCGTCAAGGCGAAAAACTTCAACATCCCATTGGAACAATTGGGCAACTTGTTGTCGTTCGCACAACAACGTGCAACGGAAACGGGTGAGTCGATTGATTACATGGCGGAATCCATTGTTTTAGGTATCGCACGAAAATCGATTCCGATTTTAGACAACCTTGGGTTTTCTGCAACCGAGGTTCGTGAAGAATTCCAAGCGACTGGCGATATGGCCACGGCCGTTGGAAACATCATCCAACGACAAATGGGTGATGCGGGCGATGCCACATTGTTGACGTCCGAACGTTTGGCGCAACAACGGGCGGAAATGGAAAACCTAAAAACCGAAATCGGTGAGGGGTTGTTGCCAGCGTACAACGCATTGTTGAAGGTTAAATTGGCGTTGATCAAAACGTTTT